GTGCTCTCCCTATGGGTCGTTGGAGACGGTCGGTTCTAGATGTTGATTCGATGTGTGATCTAGTATAAACGGTGTGTTCGGATAGCGGTCTGGATGTGCGGATTGTCTGAACCATATTTGCCGGATTGCAGGTATAAAGGGGTTAGTTACTGCGGTTGCGGGTATTTCGGTACTAGTTAGGGGTGATTCTGGGCTGTAACTCGACACCTTTTACCTGCAACCCACTCCCGCCCACGGGATTGCACAATCGGTTGCAGGTATTTTGGTGTCATTTGAGATTGGGAAGCGGAAATCGATGTCGCATGGAATCGAACTGACTAGCAGGTTGGGGTCCCAACATCACAAAAGTCCCTTATACCGCAAGGCCATATAGGTTCTACGGTCATCGGATAAAACCGGATAAATCGTTTAGCGGTCGGATAAAAGAAGAAGCCCAGAATCGTTGAGATTCCAGGCTTTTTTGTTTGTCGGGCTAGCGGGATTTGAACCCACGACATCCTGTTGTATTTGACCTGTTTTCGTCTTTCTCCATCAAATTCTGTAAGACCTAAAACGGTTGGAATTTCAACGTTTTGTGCCTATGTAGTTCATTCGTTGAGTTCGGTGATATATGTCGTTTTCAGAGGTCATCGGATAAAAATCGGATAAATTTACACCGTCTCGGACCGCGCCTACAACGTGAAAAATCGGCCCCGTCCGGCCGCAGTCAAGCTCATGAGAGCCGTCTGCGATGCCTGAGCGGGGCGTTCGGTTTTCAGGGCATGCCTTGGTCGTCGGCGAGCGCAGCATACAGTTCGAGTGCGAGTACGGCTGCGATCAGGCCCGCGCATTCGACGAGCCATTGGATGCGGTTCATACGCCGAGCTGTTCCATGGTCTTGCGCACGAGCGCGTCGACCTGGTCGAAACGACCCCACCATGGGGCGCCGTTGTTGCCGTGGATGAGCGGCACGCCGGCCTGCTGGAGCAGGTTGGCCTGGTCGGGGTGTGTGAGAGCGGTGCGGCCCTTGCCGGGCTCGCAATAGTAGATGACCCCGGTGTTGTCGTTGCGGATCATCATTCCTGCCATGATGTCTACCTCCTGCCCGGCTGTGGCGCCGGATAGCTTCTGTTGGACGAGTTGGACGAAGGCGCCCCAGTTGTAGCCGAAGCGCGTGAAGTACGGGATGGGGTCCGTATGGTCGGATCCGCCGTAGGTCTGGCTGAACCATTGGTGTGGGTGCATGCGGTCGACGCCCCACCCGTGCGTGCGGAGGCGCTGGGCTATCACGTCGGCTGCGATGTCGATGCCGCGCCAGAAGTCCGACGCGTTGGTGGCCTCGCAGATCTCGATGCCCTCGCACGTGCCGTTGCCGTTGCCGACCTGCCAGCACAGCCGGTCGTAGGGCACGCAATGAATCGCCTCGGTCCAGTCGGACGTGAGGTGCACCGCGTAGTCGTAGCCTCGCGACCACAGGTCCCGGTGGTTGCGGGCCGTGGCACCGGGATTCGCCGTGCTGTGGACGGCGAACAGGGACGGATTGAGGTAGCCGTGCCCTGCGTTGACGATCTCCTCCTTGATCTGCACTATTAGTCACTCCGTGGTGGTCTTGGCGTCCGGATCGGAGATCATCTCGCTCATGGGCACGACCTCGCCCGGCGTATCCACGGCGTTACCTGTGTCCTGGGCAAGCTTGACGGCATTGACGACCTGCTGGCCCTGCACGGCGGCCACGGTCAAGTTGTTGTTGCGCCACCACGCATATACGGATGCGATGACGGCGATGACGCCGGTGATCGCCGTGCTCACCTGGTCCGACGTGAACGGAAGCTGGCTGATGCCCGCGATGGACAGACCGGTCTGGACGACGCTGAACAGCTGGACGAGCAGCAGTACGATGGATTTCGTGCGCTCCACGGTCAGACCTGGAATCGTGGTGGTGTTGGCGGCCTTGTGGTCGGCCACGCCTTTGGTGTTTGCCATTGGTGTTCCTTTCTATTGGTGGTTGTTTCCTCCGCGCCGGAGGTCGTTGACCTCGTGGCGCAGTTCGATGAGGTTCTGCTCGGTAGTGGTGATGCGACGATTGACGGTCGCGAACTCGCCGTTCATGTCGTCACGCAGACCGTCTACCGTGCCGCGCAATGATTCGATGGCGTCCAATGTGCGCCGGTTCTTGTCGTCGAGGTCGTCGCGCAACGGCAGCGCGTGGTTGTTCGTTATCTCGCCGCGCGTCGCCCGGTCCCTTTCGTCCCCTCTGTGGTTGATCCAGATGGCGGTGACGATCTGGGCGGCGAGCACCAGGGCGCTCACCACGATGTACGCCCATGCTGGCAATCCCTCGGGCAGGTTCATGCACGGCTCCTACGGTATGGAAAACCCACACGCAGATCCGCATGGAACGGCCATGCTGCGTATGGGTTTTGGAGGTATGAAATGTTGCTGAATGAGTATTGGGACGAGTCGTATTGGCCGGCATGCGGCAGACTGCGCGAATGCACGCGCGTCGGATATGCAAGTGCATGGCGACGTCACATACGACCCGAATTGGGCGACATGGACCTGGCTGACCTGACAGGGCTGCGTATCCAGTCGTGGCTGGACTCGATACCATCACCAGGTGCGGCGCGTAAAGCCTGGGCCGTATTGAGGCAGATACTGCGTTCGGCGGTTCGACTCGGAATATTGGACGTGGACGTGGCCGGGAGGGTCACACCGCCGAAGCCATCCGGCTATGAGCCGGAAGTATTGGATATCCGCCAGATACGGCAACTATTGCAAGGTTTCCATGGACACGAGTTGGAGGCTTGGCTGATCTGCAGCATCTGTCTCGGATTGCGCACCGAAGAAGCCCTCGGATTGGAATGGCAGGATCTGAACCTCAACACCGGCAAAGTCAGGATCAGGCGAGGCCTGCAATGGGTTGACGGCCACGAAGTGATAGTGGACCCGAAAACCGAGTTGAGCCGTCGCACCGTCGTGCTGCCGCGATTCGCGGTACTTCGACTCCGTGAGATCAGGCCACGAGAAAGTGGCCGACTCATCGGCCTGTTGAATCCCGGCCAGGTCGCTCGTCGCTACGCCGCATGGTGCAGGTCGCAGAACCTGCCCTACGTGCCACGCAGGAACCTGCGCCACAGTTGGGCCAGCACCGCGTTAGGAGCCGGCGTGGACGTGGCAGTCGTAAGCCGCGCACTCGGCCACTCCAGCATCGCTACCACCGCCCGCTACTACCTGCGGCCGGACAGCGAGGTGCTGCGCGAAGCACAACGCACATGGGAGCACGCCCTCATACGCTGATAGGGATTCGCTAACCCAATCGTCTGTATTGTTTACTGGCCCCTACGCAATGAGGGTGAGACTCATGCGCATAGGTCGCATCGTTACAGCGGTCGGTCAACCTTCGCCGTCATCTAGTTATGTGACCGGAGAATTGAAAGCTGCAGAGATAATCCCGGAAGGATACAGGCCTGCGACTAATGGCGCGATCTTGTTTGTATCGAACAATGGCGGTGCAGTCGGCAGCTGGTACATAGACTCTGACGGACGCATTACCGTTCGAGGTAGAGCGGATAAAGGGTATTACCAAACCTGCACCGGCAGCTGGCTGACCGCCTAGCTTTCGCTAACCCCTATACGGTCCGGCAAAAAAACCGTGAGGTTCACCGGCAGCGTCGCTGACGTCCTGTCCGATGCGGAATACCGTGCCCTGGTCGGCCGGAGCTACACTGGTTGCGATGTGGTTGTTTTCACGCCCGTCACCACCGGAGTGAATACGGCGCTGGTCGCATGCTACGACGTGCCCCATAAGATCGTCCGCGCCATCCAGGTCGGCACCCCGCAGAACATCACGATGGATGTCCGGTTTGCGGTGATCCCCGCCCGTCTAACGCGCGCCGAGAATCCTCGTGATGGTCAGGCACTGCGTGTCTGACGTGTTGCCTTCCATCACGTGGATTCGGTGTCCGATGATCTGCATGCTCGTGTCGGAGATCCGGACGAGAGTGGCCTTGCCTGACGCGAGCCCGTTCGTGAAATTCATGCCGACGAATGAGAGGACGATCGATCCTGCTTCGGCGGCAGTGTGGAACAGCCTCGGGTAATGGTCATCATCATTACCCTCGATGATCAGCTCGCGGAAATCCGTGATCGATTCGGCGAGCGGGAGGGTGCCGGTTTTGCCGCTGGTGCCCTCCCATAGGACGGTGGGGGTTAGCGAATCCCACACGTCCTTCATTGGTCTCAGCACGTTGAAGAGCGGGACGAGGGTGCCGACGGTGATGCCGTACAATGGGATGCGGTAGAGGGGCATGTCGTGGGTGGCGACGCGGTCGAGGATACTGCCGGTGTTGTGGGTCGGATCCGTCGGGTCGCCGGTGGTGGGGTTGCCCTTGAGGACCACGAGCGAGCAGGTCTCCACGCCGGTGGCGGTGTTCTTCGTGTATCGGAGCACCACTTTGTCGTTGCGTTTCTGGCCTTGGGTGCCGGATTGCACGGTGGCGGTGGTGGTGCCGGTCAGGTGCACATGGCGGCCGTTCAATACGGCGTCGCCTGATTGGACGGCGATGGTGTTCGCGTTGCTCATGGTGGCCTTGAGCTGATTACCGGTCGTGAGCGCGTAGTCGCCGGAGCCTACGATGCCGGCCTGGAATGCGCCGATGTCGTCGCTGCCGATGTGTGGGGTTCCGGCGAAGCCGGTGATGAGTTCGACTGTCATGTGTTCTCCTGACGTTTATGCGGTGCGTTTCCAGAGGCGGCCTCGTCCGATGGTGTCGGGGAGGCGTGTCCATGTGCCGCCGATTGTGTTGGGGTCGAGGTTGGGGGTGGTTTCGATGATCTCGCCGATGGGGTGGGCGGCCGTGAACATAGTGCGTGTGTTGGTGCGTTGCAGCAGGTTCGTGACCGCCCGTGCGAGGCCGTGGAGGGTGACGTATGTTTCCGCCATGGCCGGGGTCCCTTAGGCGAACAGGGCGTCGATTTCGGCGTCGCTGGCCGGGGTGAGGTCGGTTTTGCGCATGTAGCCGCTCAAATCGATCATGCCTGTGAGCGCGTCCCATTTCATGACGGTGGTGTCGCCGGTGGTGACGGCCACGGCGACGACGTTGGTGCCGGCGGGCAGGGTCTTGCCTGAACCGTCGACGAACCGGTCGGTGGTGGTGAACTGGTCTGTGATGTTCCACACATCGCCCTTGGCGGCGGATGCGGGGGCGGGCAGGCTGGCGAACATCGTGGATCCCTTGGCGCGGAATGCGGAGCCGAGCGAGTTCTGCAGTTCGGTCTTCGCGGCGTTGACCTTGGCGTCCACGTTCGCGGCGGTCTGGTAGCCCTTGCCGGTGACGATGGTGTTGACCTGGGCGGCGTTCTGGTAGCCTTTCGCGCTGATGGCGGTCTCGACGTTGGCTGCGGTCTGATAGCCGAGATTCTTGATGTCGTTGACGGCGCCGGCGCGCGCGTTGTTGGCGGCGGTGGTCACGTCCGCGGGGGTGGCGAGGCCGAGGCTGGCCGCGGTCTGGTTACCGCTGGCGATCTCCTTGCCGCCGATGGAAGGCTTGCCGGTCAGGTCCGTGTACGCGCCGGAGAACGTGGAGTCGCCGGCGTTCTTGATCTTGGTGACGAGTTCGTCGGTGAGGTTGTTGTCGGAGAGCACCTTGTAGGTGTTGGGGCTGCCGGTCTTGAGTTCCTTGGCGACGAACAGGGTCTTGAGTTTGGCGAGGAATGTGGCGAGGTTGTTCAGGTTGATGAATTTCGTGGCCATGATGGTTTCCTTTCGTTACTTGCTGCTGGGGTTGAACAGGTTGTTGATGTCGTCGTCGGTGGCGGTCTCGATGTTTCCGGCAGCCGTTTCGAGCTCCTTGAGTTTCTCGGGGAGTCGTTTGCCGTCGACGTCCACATCTTTGGCTTTGACCATGGGGAACGTGCCGTTGTTCTTCGGCGCGAGCGTGTCGATCAGTTCGATTGCCATCAGGGTTCTCCTTTACTTCACTTCGACGGTGGTGTTGCCGAGACCCGCGTTCGTGGATTTCCAGACCGCGTAGCTGATGGTCGCGCCGCTCGCGTTCTTGTGGTCGAACGTCTTCAACAACGCGAAGCCGCCTTCGAAGCCGCCGACGAAGAATCGGGGCGTGCCCCACGACGCGGGGAACGCGTAGTAGATGTGCTGCCCGGCCGCCGCGTTCAGGGTGAACGTTTTGTTGTACCATGTGGCGAGTTCGCCGGTCGCCTGGTTGATGATCTGGTCGGTCACTCCCGCCGCGTCGAGGCTGGCGGCGACCCACCAGTGGCGCTTGTCGCGGAAAGCGACGTCGGCGGTGCGGGTGGCGACGGCGTTTCGCGCGTCGGTGGCCTTGAGCGTGTACGTCTTGCTCGCTTTGAGGTTCACGCCGGAGAGTGTCGTGCCCTTGGATGCCGTGTCCTGCGCCTTGTCGTCCAGGGTGAGCGATTTCGGCGTCTTGGACAGGCTCCATGCGACGGTCACGTCCGCGACCGTCGAACCGCGTTCCGCCTGCGATGGGGAAACGGTGAACGAGTTAATGCCCATCGCCTTGTACAGGCTGATGGTGCCGTCCTCGGTGATGTCGAAATCACCGCCGGGCTTGACGATGCCCGCCTTGTCGGCCGTGGCGATCGAGCCGCCTTCGCCCTTGAGTGCGAACTTGGCGTCGTTGGCCGCGTCCTGCTTTGCTTTGAACCGGGCGAGCCGGTCCAGGTCGATGACCTTGCTGGTGTTAGCCATCGTGTTCCTCCTTATCTGTGGTTGGTGTTGGGAACAGGTTGTCGATGTCCGCGTCGGTGGCGTAGACGATGCTCACGTCGCCGATGATCGCGTCCTCGAGGATGATTACCGGCCCCTCGTCGCACGAGCAGCCGTCCAATGCGCGGATCAATGCGGACTCCTTTCGGTGTCGCTCACGGTGGTTTCGACAAGCGCGGGCCCGGCGGCCAGGCGGGTCACGTCGCCCGAGGGGTCTTCGAGGAGCAGGTCCCACGCGCCCGCGCCCGCGGGCAGGCCTTGCGTGGCCTCGTCCGGGACGCGGATGGTGATGGTCCCGTCCGTGTCCAGGAGCGTGTAGGGGGCGAGGTCGATGACGGTGAGCCCGTCGCGGCGGACCTGCATGTGGGGCGTCCACCCGGTCAGGTCCATGGGTCTGACGACCGTGACCCCGTTTTTGTCGGTGACCCTGCGCAGCCATCTGAGGCGATAGGTGTTGGTGACGCCGGCCACGAGGATGAGGTTCGCCTCGAGCAGGCATGTACGGCCCAGTGTCTTCATGTGTCATCCCGTCCTTTCCCACATGTGCGCGCCCAGGGAGGGCCGTTCCTCCCAGACGCCGCCGAAATCATTCGCCGGATCCGAGCCGGTGGTGTTCATGACCACGTAGCCGACCGGGAACAGGATTCCGTTGCCGGTCGATGTGGCGTGCGCGGTGATGACGCCATCCTCATTGACGGTGATGGTGCTGCCGTCAGGTCTGACTCCACCCAACGTGGCAATGGTGGCGGCCGGAAGCGCGTAGTTCTCCAATCTGTCGAGTTTCCGCTTGTCCGCGGCGCTCATGAGCCCGGATCCTTCGGCCGTGGCCTCCGTTGCCGTGATGTGCACGGCCTGGCCGTTCCTGCTCGCGGACAATGGCATGGCCGTGGTTATCGAAGCCACGTTCATGGCTGCCGCGGCGATGGCGGCGACGGAATCCTGCTGTGCCTTGCCGATTTCGGCCGAATAGTTCGAGGCGAGCGTGTAGGCGTCCTTGGCTGTTTTCTCCACGTCGTCCACGCGCGAAGGGGTGACGACCGCGCTGAACGTGTTGTTGCGCATGGTGATGGTGACCCCGTCCGCATAGTACGTGCCGGAGCCGCCCGAACCGGTGGAGCCGTTGGATTCCGCGGAGCCGCTGAGGCTCGTCGTATCGCCTGACGCGGTGCCGCACTCGTAGTCCACGGACAGGATGCCGCCGGATGATTTCACGATCTTCTTGGCCACGGGCACGGTGAGCGTGATGCCGAGCCGGTTGTCACGGCCGGTGACCGTGTCGCCAACGTCCATGCTCAACGTGTTGTCCGTTATGGTGACCTCGACGCCGCCCTGTGATTGCAGTTCGATGAGCTTCTTCCTGGTCTCGGTGTTCAGCTCGTCGGGTTTCGCGTTGGAATAGTCGTAGACGGCCTGACGTTCCGCCAATCCGGTCAATGATTGGGTTTGGCTCACGTTGCCGTTGACATCCGCGTACCAGTGGACGACCGCACGGTCTTTGAGTTCCCCGGTGCCCAATCCGATGAGATGGTTCACCGGCTGGCTATCGAGCGAGGCCTTGAATTCGAGCAGATCACTGTCGATGCTGTCGCCGTAGTGTTCGACGGGCAGCGCATACGCGTTCACACGCCCATCCGCCCAGATAAGACGGAGTTTCGCATTGTTGGCGGCGAGCATCTTCCGGATGCCCGTGTACGCGTCCGTATACCGGTCGAACGAATAGGAGCCGATGGTGACCGCGTGCCGTGCGGACGCGGTGAACAGCGCATCCAATCCGATGCGTTTGAACAACATATTGAGCACATCGCCGGCAGCGCCGGATACGGTGAGGTAATCCCGACCCGTATCGGGTTGGAGGATGCGGCGTGAGAGCAGGCCATGCCAGGTGGGGCCCTCCACGCTGCCGTCCGTGTTGCGCACGGTCACCAACCCGCCGTATTCGGTGCCGTCGATCATGATCAGCGCGCTGGACTCCGGCTGCGGCAGGCAGGTGAGTTTGAACGAATTCTCATCGCTGCCGTAGGCGAGATCGAGCGTGTAGTCGTCCACCGCGCGCAACGGCTTGTGCTTCGCGTCGGTGACTATGAGGCTGACCACGGTGGTTCGCTCCTCTCCTCGACGGGCGTGAGTTCGAACGTGTAGCCTCCCGGCCAGCTCACTTCGGCGCGGCCCGCCGGCAACGGCTGGAAGATGTAGCTGCCGGAATCAAGGCCGGCACCGCGTTCCGCGTTCGCGAACCAGTTGACCCGGTCGCCGGCCGCGTTGACGAACGCCACCGAACGCTCGCCTTCAACCGCATCCACCTCGACGCGAGCGCCGCCGGGGATGTCACCGGTGATCCGGTACTGGTTGCCGCCGATCGTGACGGTCGGATTCGAGCAGGGCCCGTATATGGTCATGCGGAACGGCATCGGGTCCAACCCGTCCACGGCTATCACCGGTGGGGCGGATGGCGGCCCGTAATCGTAGTCCATGTCATACGGGTGATCGAGATACTGGTAGGCGTCGGGGTCGCTGGGCGCATAGGTGACGGTCGGCAGGCTGCGTCGCCACATGCCCAATTGGGTCACGGTCAATTGGGTTTCGATGATGCGTGGCGTGATGGATTGCGGTTCGCTTTTGGTGATGAGCGCCCTGCACTCCCACACGTCGTCCACGCGCAGCAGGCCCGATATCGTGGAGTCCCTGGAGTGCGCGAGCACGTCATGGTCGGTGAGCATGCGCAGCCGGTCCAATTGGGTTTCGCCGGCCACGGCCTTGATGGTGAGCGTGAGTTCACGGGCCTGCCATGCCACCCCGGTAAGGGTGCGCGCGCCGAGCGTGTACGTCCACGCGCGTCCTCTCAACGATGGCATCGTCTCCCCGTAGATAGGGCCTTCGAACGAGATCGAGCCGCCGGTGGAACACACGTACTCAAGCCGTTGCATAGCGTCGCACCGCCCTTCCGAATTCCCGCCCGTCGATGTTGATGCCCAACTGTTGCAGAATGAACGGCATATCCTCGTGGAACGCCTGCACCTCGGCCAGCAGCTCGTCCAACTGGGATTGCATGCCCTGCTGGTTCGACTGCATGCCGTTGACCATCTGGCAGGCGTTGGCCGGCAGGCTCATCACGGGGGTGGGCATGCCGAACGTGTAGCCGTCCAACGTGAGCCCATCGGCGAGCTGTCCGAGGCTCCGGTTGACGACGTCCTGGCTGCGGTCGATGCCCACGGCCATGCCGCGGCCGATCATCACGCCGACCTGGTCGCGGAACACGCGGCTCGGCGAGTGGATGCCGAGCTTGTCCTTGACCCAGTTCAGAGCGTCCTTGGCGGCGTTGACCGCCGCGTCGACGAGCTTGCCGGTGGCCCCGGCGATGCCGGAGGCGATGCCGGTGATGATGTTCAGGCCGACCTCGCCCCAGTTCACGCTTGTGAACCCGTTCCAGATGGAGCGCACGATGGCGGGGATCTGGCTGATGAGCTGCGGGATGGCCTTGGCAAGGCCCCCGGCGAGGGTGATGATGATCTGCGCGCCGGCCTGCAGAATCTGTGGAAGGTTCGAGGCGAGCGTGTTGACGATTGACGCGATGATCTGCGGGATGTAGCCCACGAGCTGCGGGATGGCCTGAGACAGGCCGTCGATGAGCTTGACCAGCGCGTTGACGCCGACCTGGACGATGCCCGGCAGGTTGCTGGTGAGCGTGGATATCAGCGTCTGGATGACGGTGGGGAGCATCGCGGCGAGCTGCGGCATGGCTGAGACCAGGCCGTTGACGATGTTGAGGATGATGTCCACGCCGATGTTGAGGACCGTGGGCAGAGCGGTCGTGAACGCATCCAGCAGCGCCTGCAGAATCTGCGGTATCGCGGCGATGAGCGTGGGCAGCGAGTTCATGATGCCCTGCACGAGCCCCTGCAGGAGCTGCATGCCGGACTGTATGAGCATGGGGGCCTGTTCGATGAGCGCCGTGATCAGCGTGGTAATCATCTGCACCGCTGCCGGCAGGAGGGTCGGCAACGCCTGGGCGAGCCCCTGTACGAGCATGCTCACGATCTGCGCGGCGGCCGAGACGAGCTGCGGCAGGCTCCCGGTCACGCCGTTGATCAGGGCAAGCAGGATGTTCGACCCAGTCTGGATCATGCCCGGCAGCACGGCGGAAATCTTCGCCATGCCGTCCGTGATCATGGTGGGCAGTTCCGCGAACAGGTTGCTGATCTGCACGAACAATTGCCCGCCCATGCTCTGGTCGAGCATGCCCAGTCCCGCGACCAGGGCGGCGATGATGGCGCCGATGCCGAGGAACTTCAGGAAGTTGCCCGGGCTGAAGAAGCTGCCGAACATGCCGCCGATCTTGCCGAGGCCTGCCTGCACCTTCGGTCCCACGATGTCGCCCAGACCGCCGAATATGTCGCCCAGACCGGATAGGGCTGGCGTGGCCGCCGTCTTGACTTTGCCGGCGAGCGCCGTGAATCCGGTGGCGAGTTTCGAGTCGCCGATTTTGGAGATCACTCCGCCGAATCCGTTGGAGAGTTTCGTGCCGAACGCGAGCAGGTTGCTGTCGGCCGCGCTGGTGAGTTTGCCGAATCCGCTGGTGAGTTTTGACCCCCATGCGGTGACGGATTGGCCGATGTCGGTGCCGGCGATTTTCGAGCCGAACGATTTGAACGGGCCTGTGAGCCTGTCAGTGCCTTGGGTGATGCGGTTGAGGGCGTTGGCGAACGGGTCGCCGTCGACGGCGAGGGCGTCGCGCAGGTCCTTGTTGAAATACGATTTGAACTGGTGCAGGCCCGTCAGGCTCGACTGGAGCTGGCCGGGCATCTGCTTGAGTTTCCCGGTGAGCTGGCCGAACCCGCCGTCACCGATTTTGCCGAGCGTGTCGAACACGTTGGTGATCTTGTCCACGTTGCCGCCGACGCCGGCGAACAGGGCGAACGCGCCGGCGAGTTGGCCGACCTGTCCGACGATGTCCTGGATGGTGATGCTGCCGTCCTGCAGTCCGTTTGAGAACCGTTCGATCAGGCCTATCGCTTTGTCGATGTAGGGGTCGAGCTGGCCGTTGAGCTTGTCGAGGAACGGGGTGAGCTGGCCGCTCAACGCGTCGATGGCGGGGATGGCGGCGTTGAACGCCTTGCGCAACGATTCGAGCGCGAGCTTGCCGGGGCCTTCGCCCAGTCGGCCGAGCGCGGCCTTCACGTTGGCGAGCGCGCCTTGGAAGGTGTCGCCGGCGGCCAATGCGGCTCCGCCGAGGCCTTCCTGCATGGAGTCGGCGAATGTTTGGAAGTCGATCTGGCCTTTGGATACCATGTCGGAGACCTCTTCCGAGGTTTTGCCGAGGTGTTTGGCGAGCAGTTGGAGGACGGGTACGCCGGAGCTCATGAGTTGGAGCATGTCGTCGCCCTGCAGTTTGCCTCGGGCGGCGACGCTGCTGAAGATGGTGCCGATGTCGGTGAGGCTGCGGCCTGATATCTGTGCGGTGTCGGCGACGGTTTTGAGGACGTTGGTCATCTGGTCGCCGGATTTGATGCCGGCGGCGCTCAGGGTCGCGGCCACGGTGGCCGCGTCGCCCAGGCCGAACGCGGTGCCTTTGACGCTGGCGAGCGCGTTGTTCATGATCTCGGCGATGCTTTTGGCGTCGTGGCCGAGGCCCTTGAGTTTGGCCTGCGCGTTTTCGATGGCGAGGGCGCGTTGGAAGCCGCCTTTGGCGGCGAGTGCGGTGATGCCTCCGGCGATGGTGCCGATGGCTCCGAGTCCGATTTTGCCGATTTTGCCGAATGCGCCGCCGAATTTGCCGAGGATGCTGGTGCCGCCGGCCTTGGCGGCGTTGTCGACGGCTTGGATGATGTCGCCTTCGAGTTTCTTGCCGAAGTCCTTGCCGCTGGGGGCGACTTCGATGTAGACGACGCCGATGCTGCTTTCTGCCATCGGGGCTTCTCCTGTGTGGTTGGGAGGCCCCGATGGCGGTCGGGGTCATTCGATGTGGTAGTGGTCGTTGAGGCGTTTGCGGCGGGCCATGCGCGCCTCATAATCGGCGTGGGTTTCCGTGGCCGGTCGGCGGAACGGGTCGGTTCTCCGGTCGGCCCATGGCCGGTAGCCTTTGCGTTTGAGTCGGCCTTCGAGTTCCATCTGGTCCCAGAGCGCGATTTCCGCTCCGGTGGGCGTGTATGACCATCCGGCGAGTGCGGCGAAGCTGTTGGAGGTGTGGTCGCGCAGGATTTCGCGGGTGAGCGCCCATGCGCTCTCATAGTCGAGGTTGCCGGATGGTTTGCGGCCGGCTGGCGCGTCGAGCCATGCGTTGAGGTGGCATGGCTTCCAGACGCGCCGGTAGCGGGTCAGCCAGTCGGCGGTCAGCGCCGAGTGATGCTGTTGATGGAGGATGAGGAGGTAAACGATTTTGGGTCGAGGCCCGAGCCTTCGGCCCAGCCTTTGACGATGGCGCTGATCCAGCCGAGCGGGTTGCCGGCCTTCCGCAGCTTGTTCCACAGGGTCGGCTGCATTTCCTGCAGGTAGGCGAGGAACACGGCGGTGGCGTGGAACGTCTCCTCCTCGGAGAGGACGACCTTGCTTTTGACGATGAGCACGACGTTGACCAGTTCGATGGGCAGGTCGGCGGAGTTGAGGTTGGGGAGTGTGACTTCGGTGTCGAGTCCCTTGAGGCTGAGGCATACGTCGGGCTGCTGTTCGGCGTCGGTGTTGATGTCGGGTTCGATTTCGATGGTCTTGTTTTCTGCGCTCATGGCGGTCTCCTGAAGAAGTGTGTGCGGCGGTCTGGTGGGTGGGGTTCCCCGTCCGCAGGGACCGCCATCGGTGCGGGCGGGGAAGAATGTCAGGGTCAGGCGGTGACGGTGACGGGCACGGTCACGTTCTTGCCGCCGGCGGTGGCGGTGACGGTGACGGGTTTGCCGGTTGCGGTGGCGGCCTTGCCGGTCACGGTGACGGTGTTGCCGTTGACGGTGGCGGTGGCCTTCGCGGTGTCGCCGCTTGTGGCGGTGATGGTCCAGCCCTTGGCGTTCGCCGGGGAGACGGTCACGTTGAACGTCGCGGTGCGGCCGGCGGCGACGGTCAGCTTGTTCGGGGTGGCGGCCAGCGAGTCGACCTTGGTGGCCAGTCCGGCCTTCTCGGCCGCGAGCAGACCATAGACGTGGAACATGTAGCCGTCCGAGGCCTTGAACATCTTGAACGTGACGTTGAAGGTCACGACCTCCGTGGATACGAGGGTCATGTCGTCGCGGTCGGAGACCTTGCATTTGCCGATGGGCAGCACGATGGGGTTGCCGTACTGGTCGAGGCATGCGAGCACGGCCATGTATTCGATGTTCGTGGCCGCGTCCCTGACATGGAAGTTGCCGTCGGTGTCGGCCTTGACGCCGAAGTAGGCTTCGGCGATGTCCTGACGGCATTCGATGCCGGGTATCTGCAGGGTCCAGTAGCCGGGCTCCTGTTCGGAGACCACGATGTCGCCGTTGTGGCCCTTGATCTCGGTCTCGTCGCCCGGCTCGGGGTGCAGTACCGCGCCGTCCTCGCTGTTGTAGCCGACAGGCTTCTTGCCCTCCGGCGGCGTCCATTTCTCGGAGTCCGGCATCTCGGGGATGTTTGGATCGTCGAGCTTCCACAGGAAGAGCGCGTAGTCCTTGATGAGTTTGACCAGGTCGGCGCGGTTGCCGCTGGTGATGTACGAAGTGTCTGTGGCCATTTGCCATACGCCTTTCGATGATTATGCTTGGTTGGTTTCGACGGTGAGCAGGAGCGTGAGGTACGCCATGAGGCAGCCGTTCTCGTCGCTCATGCGGATCGGCCCCGACTCGTGGTCGATGGTGACGACCGGCCTTGGCGGATACAGGCCGGTCAGGTACAGTTCGATGTCGGCGGCGAGGTTCTGCGCGGCGTCGATGTCGCCGGTCCCGTCGTCGCGGCGCACCCACACGGAGATGCGCAAACGCGCCTGCTGGCTGACGGGGGTGGCCTTCTGGCCCGGCACGGCGACCAGCACGCATTCCCTGGACGGATTGCCCCGGTTGCGGACGGTGCCGAACTCAACGTCATGGAACCGGTCGCGCAGACGTTCGAGCAGCACGGGTTCCACGCGCCGGGGACGGACGGGTGGCCGGATGACGCTCATACGACCACCATGCCCAGCATCTGGCTCAGCACTCCGTGGGCCTGTTCGAACGCGGCCGGAGCGGTGGCGACCACGTTGGTGCGGTCAGTGTCCTCGTTGCGGTACACCTTGATCGCCGGATCCACCGCCGCCATGCCCTCCACCTGCTCCTGCACGTCGTCCATGACCGGCTTGACGGCCTTGTGCAGCACCTCCGTGCCGAAAGCCTTCCGGTTCAATACGACCCTGACTTTCTTGGCCATGATTCATCCTTCCCTGACGAACGCGTTGACCACGTCGCCGATATGACGCCCGTGCCTCCACCATTCGAGCGGCGGACCGTCCACCATCAACGGCTTGCCGCGCACCACGAGGCAATCCGTATCAAGGATGCCCGTGGGCTCCCCGCGGAAATACAGGGTGAAACGACGGGCCACGCCCTGCGAATCCGCGCCAGGAGACTGCGAGGCCTCCACCGGGGCAACGAAACCCATGAGCGTGTCCACATGCCGCATCTCACCCTGCACCGGGTTCCCGTCGGCATCCACCTCGGCCGCGCCCCGGTACACGTCAACACGCTCCATGATGCGATCCTTCCGCCATGTCTATCGACCACATGCGTTGGCCGGACAATCCGAGGTTGCGCAGCATGTCGTCCGTGAACCGCAGATACCCGTCGGGGCTCAGCCACGAGTAGGTGCTGGAGAACGGGCCGGTCGTCTCCGTGGATTGGGTGACGCCGGTCTGTCCACCGGACACCTGCGCCTCCATGGCCGTGCGCACCATCTGGCAGCACACGAGCTCGAGCCCGCGCTCATGCGCGAGCCACCACGCCGGGTCATGTGTCTCGGGGTAGGGGCGGACGCGGTTGCGGATGATCTCGCTCGCGTCCGCGAGCAGGATGTCCGCCTGCGCCCGCTCTTCCGGAAGCAGCTTGTGCCACCGGTCTTCCAGGTTGGAATGCGTGGCGAACGAAACGGACGGGTCCATATGGTCCTCCTTTATCCGATTCTGGTGAGCACGGGCGTGATGTCCCCGTCGACGGTGGTCACGCTTTTGGGCGCATGAGACCCGCCGTGACGAGAGCGTCGCGCAAGGCCACGTATTCGGCCTTCGTCGGCGTATCGCCGGCCGGGTCGGCCACATACGCGGCCTTCGGGACGGTCGGGATCACGCCCGCGGCGAGTTTGTCCGCGGTGATGCCTCCCGCCAGCATCGCGTTCGTCACACTGCCGTCCGCAGGCGTTGATGAGCCGCCAGCGAACGGGGTGCCATCCGGGTTCCACAGGCGTGCGGGCACGTCCATGGCGGCCGGCTTGTGCTTCTTCCTGTTCGTCTTCTGGACGATGAAGTCCTGGGTGAACGCGCCCATCAGGCACCTTCTTCCGTGGAGGTCTTGAGCACGGCGAACGCCTTGGAATCGACGACCGCGTAGGAGAACATGGCCTCGGTGCGGTAGGCGATCTGGTTGTGGGCCTTGAGGTCGACGCCGGTCTGGTCGGGGTCGCCGTAGGGGATGATCTCGGACGTGATGTCTCGCACCATGCCCCATTTGATGAGGCTGAAATCGCCCATGATGGCGAGCACGTTGGTGGGTATCTTGGCCTTGGCCCCGTTGACGGTGGCGCTGGTGGCGGCCTTGATGCCGTCGAGGGTGCCGACCTGCAGGTTGAGCGGGATCTCCGGGTAGTAGCGCATGCCGGTGGCGGGTACGCGGATCTTGCGCAGACGGGAGGCCCACGTGCGGCTGATGGCGATGCCGTTGATGTCGTAGGTCTCGTTGAGCTGGTCGGCCAGGTTGTCGACGTTGGTGATGTCGTCGTCTCCGGCGGTGACCTGCATGGCGCGGGCCGTGAGCGCGTCGAATCCGGTGAGCGGCCCGCCGGTCTTGGGGTTGACGGCGTGGTAGACGACGTAGTCGAGGGCGCGTCCGATGGCCTCGGCCTGGTCGGCCTGGATGGACTGGATGATCTGGAAGCGGTTGTCCTCGTCGGCCCATTTGAGTTCGCTGGTGACTCGGGTTGTGGTCTGCACCTTGAACGTCTTGCCGCTCACGTAGTTCAGGTCCTGTTCGTAGGAGCTCTTGGTCTGGCCTTCGGCGGTCACGTCGGCCTCGGCGGCGCCGTTGAAGATCATGTACTCCTTGTCGGTGAAGATCTGCGGGCTGCTCGGGGACAGGGCCGCGATGGTCGATGTCTCCTTGACCTTGTTGACGACGGCCGTGGCGACGGTCTTGGGCAGGTGGAGTTTACTGGTGTCCATTGCCATGATGTTGTTCCTTTCTGGGGGATGATTGCGTTTAGAGGTTGGAGAACAGGTCGTTGGCCCATGCGCGTTCGTCGGCGCCGGCGGCCTTGCCGTCGGGGGTCTTGCCCTGGTTGGGCATGCCCTTGGGCTTGGGGTGTGCGTACTGGTCGATGGCCTTCGCGTTCGCGGTCATGGCCTCGAGCGTGTCGCCGTGCAGCAGCGAGGCGGGCACGCCGGTCTCCTTGGAGACCTGCGCCCTCCACTCGTTCTGCTGTCGTTCCGCCGCGTAGGCGGCGTTCTGCGCTTCGAGCTCCTTGATGCGTTTGGCGGTCTTCTCGGCTTCGGACAGCTGCGAGTCCTTGAACTGTTGCAGTTCCTCGGCGGCCTTGCTGTTGTCCTTGGCGCGCTGCTCCCATTTGCGCGAGTGGGCGCGCTGCTCCTCGAACTTCGCCTTCCAGTCGATGTCCTCGCCGGGGTCGGCCGGGTCTCCCGTTGCGGGGTCGCCGGAGCCGCCTTCGCCTGCGCCGGAATCGATGAGACGAAGGTTGTTGCGGAATCGGCGCCAGTGCGGCATGTCGTGCATGATGGTTCTCCTTTGTGGTTGATGGGGCCCGTTCCGGGCGTAAAAACCACCCGTGCGGGTGGTGTGGAGTGGCGGGTGCAGGATTCGAACCTGCGTGGCGTGATGCAGCCGATTTACAGTCGGCCCCGATCGGCCTCTCCGGCAACCCGCCGTATGGTAGAATCGAGGTAACGGGGATCCCACGTAACCGGCTCTTGAGACCGGCACATAATCCGGGGGGTTATCCCCGTTCTTCTATTTCAATACGATTTGGTGGAATCCTTCCGAGTCGAACACCCACAGCTCTTTGATGTGGGATTCATGACGGGCGTTGTACAGCGACAGTTGGTTGACGAACTTGTCGGGCAGTTTCGTGCTTCCGAAGTCCAGTACGAACACGTCCTTGACAACGCCCTGTTCGACGCCGCCGACGACGGCGTCGTTGATGCGTTGGGCCACGTTCCTGTATTTCAGGCTTGCTGGTGATTTCAGTTCGGCGTCGCATTCGTGGCTCAGCCAGTGGAAGTCGTTGCTGGGCTTGCCGTCATGGCTTTTCGGTATCCACTCGTATTCCTCTCCCAAGCGCCTGAACTTCTCAAGGAACACGATCTCGTGCCGTTCGAGGATTTCCCTGCTCGGGTCGACGCCGACGGCGAGCTGGCGCCGGTACCAGGATTCCGCCGTGCCTTTTGGCTCTCCCTTCATTGACAGGAGTCTGACGGACTGCTCCCACGGCATGGTCGGCGTCGGGTAGACGCCGTCCGTGAACGCCATGGGATTGTCCCGGCGCATGCGCTGGAGCTTCTCCCGGTAGTCGCCGCCTTCCTTGCTGGCTTCCTGCCACATGGCGGTGAGCCGTTCGGGGTTGTATCCGGCGAGTGTCTGGCGGCCCCAGCTGGGGACGATCTGGCAGTCGCAGTCCCGGTGGTATTGCATCTCCAGACCTGCCGAGTCCTCGCTCAGGTAGGTGAAGCCCCGTGATGCGAGCATGGTGCAGAACGCGCATGTCCTTGCTCCGCGCGGCACTCTTGCCCATCGTGGTTTCGACGGGTCGATGCGCATGTTGCGTTGGGTGGTCAGGCGTGCGGCGGCGTTGACCATGTCGGCGACGAACTGCATCGCGTCATCCGGGTTGCCCAGATCGGGCCACAGGTCGTCGATCGTGGCTCCCGCGCGCGACTGCCCGTTCTTGACCTGCGTGTAGGTCAGGCCGGCGTAGTCGGTGTTGTTGAAGCCGCCCTGCACCTGCCAGAGGGCGCGGTCGGGGTCGATGAGCCGCGTGTGGTCGAAGTCGTCGAGCCGGACGCCCGCGTATTCGCTCCACAGGCCGCGCACGGTGTCGTAGTATTCGTTCGCCAGCTGGGAGGCGTCTCGGGAGAAGTCGCGGATCGCGTCCTTGACGTTCAGGGGGTCGCGTTCGACCATGTTCTCGATGACGTCGGCCGCGCTCTCCCTGAGGTTGTCAAGGTCGGTCTGGTAGTCCCTGTATGCCTTGTCCAGCAGCGGCTGCAGTTCCGACGGGGCTTTCGGATTCGCTGCCATCAGCCGCCTCCGTGTCCTGCGGGTTCATCCGCTGCTGTTTGAGCTGGTCGATGTTCCGTTGGGCCTTCATCCGCTGCTGGTAGGCGCGGAACGATTGGAGCTCGCCGGCCGTGAGTCCGAGCTTGGCCAGTCCCACGTCGGAATCCGCCCAGTCGCCGTTCACGCCGGCGACCTTGGTGTAGTAGTCGGCTCTTGCCGCGTCGCTCACCTCGCGGGTCGGCGCCCACAGGGGGCGGATACCGGTCAGGTCTGGCGGCTGCGGGCTGTTGTCGCGCAGTTGCACGGCCATGCCCATGGCGTTGAGGAGCTGGCGGGAGAACATGCGGTTCTGCCGGTTCGCGGTGCGCGTCAGCTGGTTCTCGGCGGCGGCGAGCGCTTCGGCGCTGGTGGGGTTGGCCAGTCGTATGCCGAGTTGTTCGGGTGGGATGTCGGTTTCGGCCGAGGCGAGCATGGCGATGGTTTCGAGCATGTCGCCGTGGGGTTGCATCGATGCCTGGGAGACCTGCTTGAGTTCGGGGATGTCGCCGTTGATGTCGCGGCTGACCGCGTTGATGCTGCTGACGAGCGCGTTCCACGTGTCCTGTTGGAAGGATTCGCGGCTCAGGCCGAGGAACCATATTTTGGGGACCGAGTAGAATTCGGCGGATGCTTCCATGCGGACCATGGTGCGCATGGCCATGTCGGTCAGGTTCATGAGGGCGCGGTTGATGCGGGAGCGGCCGAAGGGGCGGTCCATCTGCTTGTCGTAGACGATGGGCACCACGGCGACGCGGTCGAGCCGGTTGTATTGGGGTTCCGCTTCCCACCCGTATCCGGTTTTCATGCAGGCGTAGTTGCGGCCGGGCAGCCATGCGTTGAATGCGGTGATGTTGCCCCATTTGTCGCTGTCGGTGATGGTCAGCGCGGCTTTGATGCGGCGGCGTTCGTTGTCCCATAGTGCGGCGGACCAGTCGGCCGAGCGCGGGGTGATGAGGATGCGCTCGTTGTCGTCCGGGTCGTAGTCGATGGTCAGGAAGCTGCAGGAGTGCTTGTAGCAGCTGATGACGGCCTCGCTCATGTCGGTTTCGAGCTCGTTCATGCGCATGATCTCGTCGATGCCGTGGTTGTCGGCCCCGGCGGCGGTCTCGAATCCCTCGAACACGCTCTTGTCGGCGAGCGCGCGCACGCTTTTCTGTGGCCAGCCGACCACGACGCCGGCTTTCTGGGCGACGATGTTCGGGATGCTGATGCCCAGGTTGTTGAACCGTTGTTTGGCGTCGTAGAACGCGGAGCGCAGCAGGTTGCGGGGGTATTTGTTGCGCCAGAGTTCCAGTAGGCGGGTGATGTCGGCCATGTCGTCGTCGGGCACGTTGGCGATGTGCGTCACGGACGAGGAGCCGGTGGACAGGTAGGGGTTGCCGAAGCTGATGGATTGTTCGCTCATCCGATCATGACCTCCTGTACTCGGTCCGGGTCTCGTTTGGTTATGGTCGTGCCGTAGAGGGCGAGCGTGCATGCCACGAGCGGGCTTATGTCGATGTCGCTGCCCATCGGGTTCCATCCGACGGCGCCGGATTTGCCGATGCTGCGTGTGGTGGCGTTGGCCACGGCCGTGGCGAGCGCCGGTGCTTTGTCGTCCGGCAGGTGGGTGAGTTTGCCGTCTCTGAGCATGTCGAGGAATTTGCCGCAGGCGCGGCCCATGTCGCTGTAGTTGGTGACGATGACTTTCACGTGCCGGGCTTTGAGGTCGGCCAGCAGGCTCATGGCGGGTGATTGCGAGTCGATGGCCACGCTCGCGGTGCGCGGCCAGTGGTCGGCGATGTAGTCGACCGCCCATTGGGTGCCTTTGGATTGGGTGGCCTCGAAGCGGCGCAGTTCGATGTGCGCGGTGCCGTCCCTGTGGTTGACGGCGCCGCCGATGGCCAGCGACCTGCGGTCGGGTTTCATGTCGAGCGCGTAGCCGATCAGTCCTTTGATGTTGGGTGTGCCGGTGGCGGCTTTGGCCCATTGTTCGGGGTTGATGGCCTGGCTGGTGGTGGTCTCGTCCCAGATGCCCAGTGCCTCGCGGCGGAAGCTGTCCTTGCCGAGCTGGCGTTGCATGCGCAGCATGCTGGTTTCGCTGGTGCGGCGCGGGAAGCTCGGGTTGGCTTTCCTCCATTGGGCGCGGTCGTCGCTGTCGGCGTCGCGGTCGGCGGAGAATTCCACGTAGAGCATGTCGTCCTCGCCGGCGAGCGCCTGGCGGCGGCGTTCCGTGAACGCTTCTCCGGGGTCGGCGGGGCGCGGTGGGGTGCCGATGTAGAGGACGAGCGCGTTGGGGCTGGTGTTGGTGGCGGGCACCATGTCGCTGATGGCCTGTTCGGTCAGGATCTGCGCTTCATCGAACACGATGATGTCTACGGCGTCGTTGCCTCGGGCGAAGCCCTGGGCTCGTGCGCCGAACAATATCTTGCTGCCGTTGGCGAAGGTGATTTCCTGCATGCCGTTGCCGCCGCGCACGCCGTCGGTGCGGCCGGAGTGGTCGAGGTATCCGATGAGCGCGGGGTTGCGTACCAGAGTGCGCACGTGGTCGAACGTGTTGCTGTTGGTGCGGTTGTGGTGCGCGGTCCAGATGACGGTCAGGTCGGGGATGAGCGTGCACAGGATGACCACGAGGCTGGAGACGGTGAAGGTCTTGCCGGTCTGGCGGCAGATGCTCAACACCACGCCGCCGACGGACGCGGCGAACGTGCCGTCGGCCCTTCGGCCGAGGATGAGCGTCAGCAGTCCCTGCTGCCAGCGGTCGTAGCGGATGCCGCATGCTTTGGCGCGCTTGTTGACCTTGGGGAACATGCTGGTGACGATGCCGGAGGGCATGACGATGTGGCGTGCGACCTCAGATAGCTTCGGGTCGGAATTCTCCGTCATCGTCGTCGTCCTCCGGATCTTCTTGCGTCGTCATGCCTTGTACGGGGTTGCCTTCGAGCCGTTCGATTTCGCGGGTCAGGGCGAGCAGCTGCTTGCTGATGCCGGTCAGGCTGCCCGGCGGGGTGCCGGCGCTGAACATGGCTTCCTTGAGCCGGGCCTGCGTGCGTTTGAGCACGCTCACGTAGTCCTCGGGCCCGTCGTTCATCATCGCCTCGAAATCGGCGGCGGTGAGGGCGTCCATCGCCTCGGGCTCATGTTCCACGTCCCCGGCCGGGGCGGGAGGAGTGGTGACGCGGCTCATGCGCTTGGCCCTGCGGTAGGCGCGCTGCTTGCATTTGGCCGAACAGTACTTCGCTTTCTTTCCACGGCCGGACGGGGCGAACGGCTGGCCGCATTCCTCGCAGATCACCGCGCTCACCTCCAAAAAAACGTAACGGGATAACGTAACGGCCGTCCAAGGCGTTACGTTTTGACATGCCGGGGAGATATCGGCCCTGCGCCCGAGGGGGCTTCGACCGGGCCGGACGGGTCTCCTCCCCACGTCACCAGTCGCCGCTCGTGGTCAACGGCATCGAGGTGGCCTTCAGGTCGGCCGTGTACCCCTGTTCGAATGTTTGTTTGATGTGTTCGCGCGCCCACGCGACGCTGTGGTTGGAGCGGATGCGGTTGCACCAGCGGTGCGCGAGCCGGCAGTTGGAGAACAGGTAGGGCGAGCCGCCTTTGCTGACCGGGATGATCTCGTCTACCTCGGGCGAGCCCGGCAATCCCGGCGGCAATGATTTGTCCACGGGCCTGCCGCACAGGTGGCATGTGTCGTAGGCCGCCAGCACGCGGGCCGCGACCTGCTGGCGTCGCCAGCCATTGGCATGACGGGTGTTGCCACGGTGGCCGCTCATGACCCGGCCTTGTCGCACGACTGCTGCCAGGCGTCCGCGAACGCCTGCACGGCCCGGCGCATGACGGGTTCGAGGGGGTCGACCACAATATGCCCGGCCGGGGTGACGCTCACGGGCACCGGGAGGGCGTCGATGGCGGCGAGGGCGTTCCCCTTGCACGTGATCTGCAGGCTGATGGTCGGCATGCCTGGCATTGTCATGGCGTCATCGCCTCACAATCAAATGAAAAGAGTGGCGGGGCGAACATCACCGGCGCTTTGGACGTGCCGGCGGAGTACTCTCGCCCCATGCAATGCGGTCAGATACGCGAAAACCCAGCCACGTGAGCTGGGTTTTTCGACACTTCTGCCACTGCAATCATCGGTTACAGTCGAGATTTTGTCAAGCTGCACCTCCGACCACGAGCCGGTACACGTCGCAGTAGGCGATGCCCTGAGGGCCGTTGCACAGCTTGCCCCGGTTGACCCACACGTTGAGCGTGCCCCTGCGCACGGTGATTCCCGCGTCGGTGAACGCCTTGGCTATCTCCGCCGCAGACCCGCGCCTGGAATCATCCCAACACAACGTCTTGAGCCTACGCAGTTTGACCGTCTGCGCTCGCTGTTCCCTCCCGCAGACCGGGCATGTCACCCACTGGTCTGCTGCCCCAGCGGTGAGCATGGTCTCGCATAGTTCGCAGGTGCCGATTTCGCGGCGTTGCTCCGGCGGGTCCAGCGCAGCATCGACTTTGCGGGCGATGCCGTCAACGACGTGCATGTAGAAGCCCGCGTCCGCGAACGTGGCAAGGCGTGCATGACCGGCGCATGCGATGAGCGTGGCCTTCAGATCCTCGTTGCGTTTGTCTTTGCGCCAGTCCAAGGCATCGATGCCGTCGAGGCAACGCCATAGTTCACGGGCCGTCGCGTCGAGCATGTCAATCAGGTCGAGCACGTCCAAGCGTATCGGCGTCGGGGGAGTGGCCGTCTGGATGCGCACGGGCGAATGCCCTCCCGGATGCAATGTCGCGTCGAGGCTGTCATGCAATGGCGTGACATCACGCGCCAAGCGCAGGAGCGTGCCGGCGAAGCGCAGCTCGCACGTCGCGCACACTGAATACCCCTCTTCGGTCATCGTCTTGCAGTTCTGACAGTTCACGAAATCCCTCCACATCGGCTAAACTGGTTGCTTGCTGACATGCCCTCCGCCTCGTGTGGAGGGTTTCGTTTTTTTATCTGGTATTTCAGTTCATTCCTCGAACAGCGGCGGTTCAATGAACTCGACCTTGCATGGCGGTTTCGGCCGACCGTCACCCTCGCGGATGATCGCGCGCACCTCCTCCAACGGCAGGCCCAATTGACGGGCCGTATCCGTCGCGCCGTAGCCGCGCCCATGCCATGCGAGCACCTTGTCGCGTATCGCCTAACTCGTCACTTCGCAACACCTCCCGCATGCGGATCAATCAAATCGCATGACATGGCATCGACGCGCTCGCCGGTTCGAGCCTCGATGCACAGGCGGCGAACATCGCCCGTGGTCTCCACCTGCTGCACGATACGCTGGCTGGGACCGGTGTCCATCGCGGCGTACGCGGCCAGGCCGATGGCGGATACGATGGCGAGCGCCAGTATCGCGATGATGATGGTGAACAGGAGTCCGATGGTGGATTCCACCGACCAGTTTCCGCGCCTCATCGGGTGCCTCCGGCGAGCGCGCTAATGTAAAAACCGGTGGTGGTTAATGTAGTTCTGTGGTGGACTAATGTAGTTTTTTGCATGGTCTTATTTCCTTGAGTACGTTGATGGAGCGGAAGAGTTCGGTGTTGAGTGTTGGGTTTCCGTTGGCGTCCGGTTTGATGACGGTGGCGAGATTGTCGGCGTCGGTGAGTGTCCACCGGCCGTTCTGTGTGAAGCAGGAGAGATAGCCGTCCAGTGTTTGGCCTCTCCTCGTGAGTCCGATGAACCGGTGCAGGTCAAGCTCTCCCGGCGTGGAATGCCGCCAGTCGATGCTTTCGCTCACGTTCATTCCTCCGGCTCCTGTGATTCGTTGTAGAAGTCTTTGGGAGTGATGGTCACGCTGATCTGGCATCCGGCGGCGAGCGCCGCGCTGATGATGTCGGTGAGGTTCGTGTTCTCGTTCATTCTGCTGTTCCTTTTTTCTGGATTGTTGTGATGATTGTGCGCACCCGGTTGCGGTAGATGGCTTTGTTGCCGTCCGGTAGTCTGTTCCAGTCTGAGTCGAGGAGCAGGCCGGAACTGTTGCAGTCCGAGTAGTAGAGCTGTTCGGCGGCGGCTTCCACCTCCAAGCCGGTGGGCTCCCGTTCCGCACCGGTCATGTACGCCTCCTGCAAGTCGTCACTGGTGTAGACCTGGGCCAACGTGTCGTGCACGTCGTCCACCGTGCAGTTGGGGTAGCGGAAGCACGCTTCCTTGCTGATGATGCTCATGATTCCTCCTCGGTTTTCATCGTGTTGACGGCGGCGAGCGCTTTCTTGGCCGCGTGCAGCCATGCTTGTTTTGAGTGCTCGCTGACTGCGTCCCAGTTGGTGATGCCGGGTGTTCCCTCGAAGAATCCTCGGGCGCAGGTCTCGATTTCTTCGTCTGTCGGCTCATTCGAGTTGAGATGGGTTTCTATGCTGATGGCCAGAGTGAGCGCTGCGTCATAGCCCGCCTGATATCCGATGACGAACGATTCGGCCGCCGACTCGTTGCCCAGTCCCGCGTCGGCGAGCGCCGTCAATGCCTGTTGGGTGAGGTCAATCGGTTCGGCCATGATTTGCCTTTCTGTGTTGGCGTTCCTGCCTCCACACTGAGTGGTGCGAGAAGAACATTCCGAGCGTGTTTATCGGATCCCAGAATTCGGTTCGCGGGTCGTAGCGCCACCATTGCCCGCAAATCGGGCAACGGTAGTAGCAGCCGGGCCCGCGTGGAGTACATCTCTGGCTCATACGGTCTCCTTGGGGTTCATGAGGGTGAGGTAGTGCCGGTATTCCGCGATGTCCCTGTCCAGGCAGTCGTGGACCCGGTGCGTGGGCTTGGCCCTGTGCGTGTAGGGGTCTCGGCCAAGCGCCTTGGCCGCGAGCCTCAGCGTGGTCACGTCCAAGGCCCGGTAGGAGAGCAGGTCGTTGACGCGTTCCACGGGTTCGCAGAATCTGAGGATCATGGGCAGGTCGAAGCGTTGGATGTTCGTGCCTGCGGGGTGCAGCGTGTACATGCCGCTCATGTCCTTGATGAATCTCACGGTTTCCAGTGCGATTGCCTCTGGCGAGCAGTGGGCGGGGTCGCTGGTCTCGCATTGGGCGAGCAGCCCGTTGTTCAGATGCAGGTCGAGGGCGGGCAGTTGCGCGGAGAGCATGGTCTCCCGGCTGATGTGGACGACCGCTTCGAGGCGCGCGTGCTCGCGGGTTGCGTCCATGCTGGTGCAGCGCAGGCCGATTTCGAGTATCGAACATCTGTTCGTGTTGAGGCCGGTGGTTTCCACGTCCATCCACAGCAAAGCGTCTGGTTTTTCGGGGCTCATAGTTCCTCCCCGTGGTCGGCGAGCGCGTCGGCGATGGCTTCGCGGATGATCCGGTGTTCGGCGAGGGTGAAGCCTTGGGGGATGATGATGGTTCTGGTGCCTACCGGGGTGTCGGGTGGGATGAGCATGGTTACGCTGGTGGAGTCGTCGCGTAGCGTGAAGTCCACGTTGTCGATGACGCCGGTGACGCAGGCCGTGTTGTAGGTGTTGGGGTTGGTCATTGTTGGTCCCTTTCTTGGTCGATGCATTCCATGCCGGGGTGTGAGCGCGTGTAATGGTTCGGGCTGTTGACGGGGTCGTTGATCCATGCGGTGGTGTGCATGCTTACCAGTCCTTTTCGAGTTCCTGGCAGTCGGGGCAGATGGATGACGTGGTGTCGGTGAGTGGTGCGCCGCAGATCGCGCAGATGGTCGGATCGTTGGCCGGTTCGGGTCGGTGGGTGGCCTTTCGGAGACGTCGGATGAGTTCGATGACGGGGTTGGGGCGGTTCGGGGTTGCTGTGTGGGCGTTCATTCGTTGCCTTTCTTGATGTTGATGTGGGTGGGGAGGTCTTCGGGTGGCGGGCATGAATGCCATTGGCCGTCGGTGTCGAGCAGTATCCAGCCGCGCCGGCAGCTGTACACGGGCACCGTGCTGGGTGTCGGGTCGTAGCTTCTGAGCAGGTATCCCAACGCCCTGGCCTCGATGGGATGCCGGTGAATCCACCCATGGCATCCGGTCGAGTTGTCCATGCCGCACACGGTGACGATGTTCGACGCCGCGTGTCGTTCGGGGTCTCCGTACGTCTGGCTGCGGCGTTTCCTGTGGTGATGGCTCATGCCGGGCCATTCGCCCGCACGCAGGTACCGGTCGCACACAATGCACCGATGGCGCTCGCGGCCTTCCACGAGCCTGAGGGTCTGGCTGCTGGGCTTGTCGCTCATGATGCTTGGCTTCTTTCGTTGATTTCGTTTACGAGCCGTCGGGCGACGGTCTCCGGCTCCTCGCCGGTTTTGACGTGGGCCCAGAACGTCTGTTCGACGCTGTCCGTCCATGCCCCTGCCGGCACGAGGCTGATGGCGTGCTGGTTGAGCCATTGGCGGGTGATGCCGCCCCATTCGGTGCGGTTGGGTTTGCTGCGCAGGTGGTCGGCGTATTGGCCGTTGCGTAGCCATCGGCTCATTTTGGGCGCGTATTGGGGTTGGTCCACGGTTTTGGCGTAGCTGATGACGGCGCCGATGAGGTCTTTGGGCTGGCATGGCGGCAGGCCGTCCAGGCCTTGGGTGGCGGCGTGGAACGCGGTTTCGGCTTCCTTGCGGCTGCCGGTGTGGCTGGGGTAGGCGTTCCACGCCGTGGTGAACGGGTCGGCGAGCGTCCGGTCTTCGAGCTGGGCCAGGGTCACCCGGTTCGGTTCTGCTTCGGTTTTCGGCGTGGAGGGGTTAGGGGAGGAAATAGGTATGGTTTGGTTAGGTATGGTAGTGCTTGCGTTTTGCTTCCCTGATGTTGAAGCAGTCTGCTTCGCGTCTGCTTCGTTCTGCTTCACGTTGGTTGAAGCAGTCTGCTTCGTTTCATCGGAAGCGTTCTGCTTCGCCTTTGCTTCGGCTTTCGCTTGTCTTGCAAGGCCTGATGCTTTTCCTCCCGCATGTCCGGCGTTGACTTTCTTGTTGTGAAGTTCGGCCGCTTCCTCCGGGGTCAATGGCTTTTTCTGGTTCTTGAAGCTTCCGAACACGGCCAAGCCGCGACGGGTCACGACCGTGTATACGCCCTCGGACACTTCTTCGAAGAGCCCGTTTGCCACGAGTTCGCGCACGAGACGCAACGTTCCGCCCACGTTTTTGACTCTTTTCAGGTCGAAAGTGCCGTCGAACTCATCGGGTCTCGTGTACATCTGGTGGTCGCACCACGTCACCATCGTCACGTACAGGCCGCGCGCGGCCATGCCGCTGTCCTGCACGTTCGGGTCGAACGCGAAGGTGCTGTCGACACTCACCGACATGGCACACCTCCCAACCGTGCGATAATCGACGCATGAGCAACGAGGAAAAAACCCGGTACAGCATGTGCGTCTCGATTGATTTCGAACAGCTCACCTATGGCGAGCTGCGTCGTTTCGTGGAATTTACCGCAGATCGCGCGGATGGCGAGTTCGTCCCTCTTGACGAGCGCAGCGGAGAGGCCACGGGCTTCATGGATTACATCGACGCCGAACGCATCAATCCCGCCCGTTCGGGCGAATCCGAGGAATAGCGAACGCTTTCCCCTTCCAAGAGCCACGCCTTGCGGCGTGGCTCTTTTGCTTGGCATGGGATTCCACGTCATAATCACTCCGCCTCTTCGTCCTCAACGGGCAGATATTCGCCCGCGAGCGCCTTGGCTTCCTCATCGGAAGTGGGGTATCCGAGGTCTTCGAGCGCCCGGTAGTAGGCCTGGGCGGTGGTGATGTCGTCCTTGTCTGCCCACGTGCTGTGGTCGATGATGGCTTCCATTTGGGCGCACAGGATGAGCAGGAGCTCACGGTTCGCGGACCCCTCCACGTTCTGACGGCGATGCAGTTCCGTGAGGTTCTGCTCGCAGTAGAGGTCCACGTCGCCGGCCTCGATGACCGGCAACGGCGAGGTGGTCAGCGCGTTGTAGGCGTCGAGCACCCTCTCGTCGTTGTCCCACCTGCGGCTGGCGATGAGGCCAGAATAGCCGTCGGTGCCGGTCAGGACGAGCAGGCTCAAACGGGTGTTGGCTTTGCGCAGTTGTCCGCCGTTGAACCGGGTGGCGTGCTCCCTGATCCAGACGAGACGCAATTGCGCGGCATCATGCTCGAAGCGTTTCCGCCGGTCCAACCGTTCCTCGGCCAAGGCGTTCTCGCGTTCGCGGGCCGCGTCCTTGGCGTCGCGTTCGGCGATCTGCGCGGCGCTCATGCGAGGGAACGCATACACCGTGGTGTCGGCGATGCGCACCACGGGCCCGTCCGTCGGATGCTTCACCCGCCACTGCTTCCACCAGTCGGCCAGATCCTCGGGCCGGCCATGGAACGTATCGCAGAACCCGCATCCATCCGGTATCGACCACACGGAACCGGATTCAGGCTCTTCCACCGGCACTTGCAGCTCGAGGAACACGGCACGCACTGCCACACGCCACGCCTCGTCCTTCAACCGTTGACGCAGCTGATTGGCCTTCCACGCCCAATTGTTCGTCCCGGCCTGCGAGGCAAGCTCACTCATCATGTCGGGATGATCCTCGAACTCCGCCAACTCATCCAACTGGGCCAGAGACAACTGCGCGAACGCCTTCGACCCGGAACGCACGTCAGCCGGAATCCGAGCGATCCGCAACCGGCCACGCACGAACGACTCACTGCGCCCGGTCTTCGACGCCAGCTCGCCCACGTTCGCACCCAGGTCGAGCAGACCCTGATATCCGTCAGCCTCCTCCAACGGCGTCAGATCGCTGCGCTGGCAGTTCTCCACCAGCATCAGCTCGCGTTCGGTCTTCGCATCCAACTCACGCACAACACACGGCACTGACTCCAAACCAGCCAGCCTGCACGCCGCCAAACGACGATGACCAATCACCACACGATAACAGCGCTCGCCGTCCTGTTCGTGGTCGGGGGTTACCACGAGCGCCTGCTGCAAACCCTGTTCGCGGATGCTGTCGGCCAATTCGGTGACGTCGCCCACGTCTTTGCGGGGGTTGTTCGGGTTCGGGATGAGGTTCTTTACGTTGATGTCGATGATGTTGATAGACAATTCGTCGGGTCACTGCTCCTTGATCGATAGATTCTGGTGCGCGGGCAGGTGCGGCATGCGCTTCCTGCGACGACGCTGACGCTCATGCTCCAGTTGTTGGCGTCCGTGCTTGCGTTTGCTCATGATTCAGTCCTCCTTGATTTCGCCGGTCTTCGGATCCACACCGCCAGTGGGCAGGTCACGCCACGGATCCAGCAGACTGCGCTCGATATCCGCCTTCACCACGCGCTCGCGGGCCTCGACGGGATAGTTGATGAGGTCGTTGACCGCGTTGGCGGCGTCGAAGATGTGCTGCGAGAGATCGCAGGCGTCGTACAGGGCGTCGGTGATGGGATCGATGTTCTGGTATTTTTCGATGTATTCGTCCTTGGTGGCCAGGTCGAGCATCTTGCTGGCCGCGATGCGGAACGCGGCCGCGGCGTCCTTCATGCGTGACGCCTTGGCCGTCAGGGCGAGCAGCATGAGCGGTGTGATCTCGTCGGGGATGAGCGCGTCCTGCACGCCGTCCGTTTTCTTTTTCCGTGACATTGAATCTCCTTAGAATTCAGGGTCGGAATCGTTCGATGGGAAATCGTTGGAAGCGCCGAACGTGACGCCGGGAGAGGCCGGTGCCGGCCGCGCCCACGGGTCGTCTTCCGGCATGCCGGGGTTCTGGGCCGGGGAGCTGTTCTGCCAGCCCTGCCCGTTGGCGGGTTTTGCCGGGTCCCCATACGTGCTGCCGCCGGAATAGCCGCGCCCGGATTGCACGCGCGTCACCTGCGCGGTCGCGTACCGCAGCGAGGGGCCTATCTCATCGATGGTCATGTCGATGACGGTTCTCTGGGAGCCGTCCTGCGTCTGATACGAATGTTGCTTCAGCCGGCCGGTGGCGATCACGCGCATGCCCTTGTGCAGGGACTGGACGCAATGGCCGGCCATGTCGCCCCACGCGGAGCAGCGCATGAACAACGCCTGCCCGTTCTCGAACTGGTTGGCCTGCCGGTTCCAGTTGCGCGGCGTCGAAGCGATCGTGAAGCTCGCCACGGTCGCCCCGCCGCCCGTGGTGCGCAGCTCGGGGTCGGCGGTCAGGTTGCCGATGATCGTGATGATCGTCTCTCCGGCCATCACGCCTCACCATCCAACGCGCGCAGCAAGTCCACCGCCACAGCTCGCACCTCGTCCGCCAGGTCGAACAGCTCCCAGTCGCCATCGGACACCACGCCGTCCGCGAGCGTGGAAGCACAGCCGTATGCCTCGTGCGCGAGTTCACGGCGCATATCGGCCAGCTCGGCCTCCATGTCGGCCGTTTTGGATTGTGCGGGCGGCATGGGCGGCTGGGCGAAGGAGCGCACCAATGTCATGTCGTTGGCCTTCAACGCCTCGGCGAGCATCGCCTCCAACACTGGCAATGAGGGCTTGTTCGGCCCCGCATCCAACGCCAGCAGCAGACTCTCGGCCACACCCTCCGTATTGGATCGTTCGGGTTGTTCCTTGGTCTCGCTCATTCCGATTCCTCCTTCTTGTGTTTGATTGGTTTGCGTTTCCACAAACACACCGCCGAGATCGAGCGGCGTTCACGGTCCACGACCACATCCGTCCAACGTGGCGGCAGTATCGTCAGCGGCCATGCGTCCGTCCGGTTGAGATGCTGGATGGTCTGGAGCAGGCTGTCCAGGAGCTCGCCGGCACCCATGCGCATGCCAGTGCTGTCCAATGGCCATTCGAACGTGGATTCGCCCTCGGCCCTGTGGTCGTAATCGTCCGGCTGGCTGGTCATGCGGCCTCCTTGCATTCCCGCAGGTTGGCGCGCATGAAGCCAAGCACTGCCTCCTTCGGATACAGGACACGTCGGCCGGATTTCACGTAGGCGGGTCCCGTGTGCGTTCCGCGCCATTCGGCCAGCGTGGATTCGCCGATGCCGCTGAGCTCGGCCAGCTGGCGTGCGCTGTTCAACGGCATCAATGCCTTTTCCAACGCTTCGAACATCGCGGGCTCGCTTGTCTCGTCGGCCATGGTTCTCCTTTCCAGCCCCCATGAGGCCTATGTCGTGATGAATATGGAGTGGACCGTGCCGAATCGAACGGCTTCCCGCTGTTTGCCACGTACATGACACCGTGATCTCCAGCGGGGGCGAACCTGCCGGCCCCATGCGCCACACCCGCTGCTCCGAGCGCGGCGCGATGGTGTTAACGACTGTCCTTGTCGATTGCCGGGGAAGGAAAGAACAGGAACCCCGGCAAGCCTGTTATTCGACTCCCGCCTCGCTCAGCACAAGGCACAGGAGCCGCAATGGCGCGCAACCGAATCCCACAAGGGAGGCCAAACCATTGCCGATGGGATGCGCGCAACCGGCGTGCGACATCACCCAGCCGATGCAGAAGGCGAAAACCACGGCCCAGAGAATCAACCGGACCATGAAGCCGCGAGGCAATTCGTCGAGCTCGGGCCTGCGGTAGCCGCTCGCGTGCTGTCCGTAATCCCGGGCGTTCATCGTCCGGCCTCCGCGTCGAGGATTCGACGGGCCAACGCCACGAGCTCGCTGTGCGGCCCGCGCCACACCGCGTCCGTGATGCCCATGTCACCCAAACGGATTTCGTCGATGCCGTGGCTGAGAGCCTGATAGGAGAGGGGACGGTTCCCGTCCTCGGGGTTCGCGATGGTGAGTTTCTCGCTCATTGGTTTTCTTCCTTTTTATGCGTTGGCCCACCTCCCCTAAGCTGGACATTGCCTAACTACCAGCAATGAGAGGAGGTGAAGAATAATGACGTATCGACTCGTGTTTGAGACGACCGCCGATAAGCGACGGTTTGTCGATTTAGCGGGAGAAGAGTATCCGTCGAAGATTCTCGATGAATTGGAGAGCGCCGCCGCGTCGGGTGGCGTGGTTTCGGTTCGAGGTCGGGCTCTCGGTGTCCCCGAGGGGTCTCTTATCTATCTCAATCCGCGTGCCGCCCTGTGGTGGTCGCTGGTTGAGATCGACGACTGACTCCGGCATGGCGGCGGCGCGGACGGAACGATGTCCGCCGTGCCGTCGCCCGTTCATGCTGATTTCGTAATCGAACTGTTTGGCGATGGCATCTCGCGCGTCGATCAGGTCGCTTTCCGACTGGGGATAGCCGATGATGAGAACGATGCTTCCGAGCCCGTATCTCAGGACTTTGAAACCGTCCCCTTCTTCAATGCGGGTGCTGACGGTTCCCATCACTTCACCTCCTTGCCGGCGAGTTCGAGCGAGACAATGAGGGCACCCACGCAAAGAAGGGAGGTGATTACATGGCGCAATGGAATATCCGTTTTAACGACGAGCTGATCGGACCGTTCGACGACGCCGAAACGCAGGCGATCTCCCAGAAGCTCACCACGTCGACCAGGACGCAAGGAGGGGTCGTCTTCAGCGGCAAGCTCGCGGATTCCGGGAACGACGTAACTGCGTACTGGACGCCCGGATGCCCCATCAGCTTCGAACAGATCTGAGAACGGGCCGTGACCACACCCCTGCGCTTGCACCGCAGGGGTTGCCTTATATCCACTCATTTCGCACCTCCTTCGGCGAGCGCCGGGATGATGTTCTCGGCGGCGAGCGCGGGATCGGTGTTGTCGGCGTTGAGCGCGTTGGTGAGTGTTTCGATTGGGTCGCCGCCTGAGAGTTGTTGTGCGGCGATGTATGCTGCGAGGCTGATGTCGTCGCCGTCGAGCCATTTGGCGACGGTCATGCGGTTGCGGCCGCAGGCCTCGGCGATGCTGGTCATTTTGGTTTTGGACAGGAGCACGCGGGTGCGGGTGTCGTGCACGGCACGTTTCGTGGCTTCAACTGCTGGTAGATTAGGCATGTGCTTGTTCCTTTAGCTGATTGGGGGTCATGGTGAATCCGGCGGAATACCTGTTGAAGTTCTTCAAGGTCGAACCGCGAATCGAGGGCTTCGATGATTCAGCTTGTTCGGCGTTTGACGCAATGGCGCGGACGGAACGTCTTGTCGCGGGTCTCAAAGCGTCTGGTGTGCGGCGATTGGACACCGTGGAGCAGCAGCTTCCTGCTATCTGGGAAAGTCTTTGGAAGTCATTCGCGGATGCGTATAGTGATGGTTCTCTCCGGTACTTCAGCACGCATCCGAAACATGATGAGACATTGTCTCCGGCGTCGATTCTGAGCTTGCAGACGATTGCAGATCGCTCGTTCTCCATGCGATACGAGTTGAACGACGACCGGGCGAAGAACCTCACTGCCTTCCTGAACGAGCTCGTCGAGCTCATCAAATCGGATGATTCCCTACCACCGGCGTTGAAAGCGCACATCATGAAACTGGTCGACGAAGTGCGCAGGAACATCGACAACTTCGAGGCCGGTATCGACTTCGACATCAACGATTCGCTCCAACGACTGTTCGGCTCCATGTACATGGCCGAATCGGCCACACAGGAGAAATCGAAGTGGCAGACAATCAAGGACAAGTATCTGGGGAACATGCTTGCGGATTTCATCGTCCAGCTCCCTGCCCTCGGTCTCGCCGTATCTCAGACTCTGCAAGCGATCGGTAGTTGACCTCAGCAATCAGGTTGTTGACCGCCGTCATCTCGTACTTGTCAATCGCATCGGCGGTCAGATTCCTCTCGCTTAGCAGGCGACGCATATCGGAGCAGAACCCCATCACGAGATTCATGTACAAGTGCAGTTCCTTGGTCGAAAGCTGTCTGAAATCAGTTGAGGACATCTCAGCCACCTCATATAGCGTTTGCTCTAATGAAATTGAATATAGCGCCTGCTATATTTTGTAGCAAGTGCTCGGCGTGTCTGCTATAGTTGGGCTCATGAGCACGAACAAGCGAGAGCGAACTATCGTCGATGATGTGTCCGCAAAAATACTCGACAGAGTAATCAATCGAGCGGGTATGAATAACTCAGCAATTGATCGAGCGTCGAAAAGTGCAATCGGGTACAACCGAGTACGTGATATTCGCAATGCCCTTAAAGCACCGGTGCGCCTGTCAGAGTTTTTGCTGATTTGCGAGGTCTGCAACGCCGACCCGGTGCAAACCCTGCGCGAGATCATCACCGAGGCAAGACGTATGGAACTCGAACAACAAACCGCATCAACAAAGAAACCCGCTGGCGAGCGCTTTGTTGTTGATGACGAGCAGGCACGAGTGGCTGAAACGCTCCAAAAGCTCAAACGCGGTGACATGGACATCGTCGCCCTAGAAGATGAGCACAAGTTCGATGGCGATGGGGACGATCCAGCGTAAGCCTTGACTGTTCAGAATGTATTTACATGTATTAAATGACATAAATCGTTGAAAACACTGAATTC